ACAAAGCCCGTGTTCAATATTTCGCCTGATCAAAGGAGCGGCAAACTCTGGCTCAAATACAGTCGCTTGCAGCATCGTCAGCGCATCCTCAATAGTCTCAACTTCATGGTTCATAATTTTGCAGATATGACATCGTAAATTGACTTATCGCAAGTCACTTCTGCAACCTCTGCCCAAAGACCAACTTTGGCTTTCTAAAGACCACCTTCTTTACCTCAATCTTTGGTTGGGGTATATCGTGATGAACCCTGCGAGTTGCGTTCCAAGCATGGAATTGGCTGGATGTCATAACATCCTTGCTGCATAGACAGCAACCTTGCCACAGAGATCGCCCGTTTTTATAACAAGTTTGGCAGATGTTCATAGATCATATAATATTGAAACTTACCAGTTCTGAACTACCCATTCAACAGATATGAAGCAGAAGCCCCAAAAATCTCGCGTCGTCCAACTAACGCGAGGACCAATCGAGACGTATGGCATCAAGTTTGATCATCAATTCGGCAATCAACTGGATGTCGAGTTGATCTTCCTCAAGTGTCCAACGGGTTCGTTATTCGGTTGGAAAGGCGATAAAAACCCACAAGGAAAGCCTGCGTGGATTCATTTCGTCAACGCGGTGAACCTCATCTGGAACTATCCAGGAAGTCGCACACCGTTCATGTGGCACCCTTGGGCGATCAAGATGGCAAAGGCTGCATTTGAAAACAAGCGTCTCGCGATCTCATCGGGTGGTTCTGGCGGCAAGACTGGTTTGTTCGCCGTTTACTGCCTCGTTTGGTGGTTGGCAAATCCATACAAGAACGTCGTTCTCGTTAACACCACAACCATCAAAGACTCGATGGGACGTATTTGGGGCCAGATCACTCGTTACTTCAACGGCATGGCAGGAGCGCCACCTGGAAAGCTGGTAGAATCCTCACACTGTATCAAGTCTATGGACTTGAATACCGGCGTTGTGATGGACGAGTACGGCATCCGTTTGTTTCCAGGTGAGCAAAGTAAAGCCGCTGAATCCTCACGCGCCATTCGAGGTCAGAAGCATGGCCCTGGCGGTAAGCTCATCGTTGTTCTTGACGAGTGCGCGGAACTTTCTCCATCCATCATCAATACGTTCGAGGAAAACTTGACCCAGAATCCGAATGTCCAGCTTATCGCGCTAGCCAACGCCAATTCGCCATTCGATACCTTTGGGCAGCTTTGTGAGCCTATTCCTGGAGGATGGGACAGCTACAACCCAGATTGGGACGAGTGGAAAGGGAAAGGCGCTCACGTCATCCGCATCAATAACGAAACTTCACCAAACATCATTGAGGGCAAGGTGATCTACCCGTTCTTGATGACTCGTGAGATGTTGGAAGAAAAGCGAGAAAAGCTAGGCCAGCATACGCGAGCTTACTGGCGAGGTGTTCTTGGTGCGTTCTTGCTTGATGGAGACGATGACAATATTTATTCGCCCGCTGAAATTATCAAGACGCCAAAGGATTGCGTGTGGCAGGGGATTCCAACGAAGGTGTGTGGCATCGACCTTTCCTATACCAGTGGTGGTGACAAAACGGTGATGACGATTGGCTCTATTGGCATCTGCACTGATGGTAAGAAGCGACTCAAGTTTGAGCGCCATATCCTTCTCAATGACGATGCCAGCAAACGCGACGTTGACCGCACTACGCAGCTTATTGACCAAATCAAAGACATCTGCAAGAAGGATGGAATCGACATCAAGGATGTGGCAATTGATGCGTCTGCCGGTGGTGGCAAAACCTTTGCTGATGCCATGTGGAGCAAGTGGGGCAACACTTTCTTGCGTGTGGACTTCGGTGGCAAGGCTTCGGATCGTCCTGTGTCTGCTGCGGATCGTGAGAAATCAAGCGTGAGGTATGCTAACAGGGTCTCGGAACTTTGGGGGTGTGGCAAAGAACTGATTCGTTGCGATCAGCTACGCAACATCACAAAGGAGATGGCTGACGAGATGACGGTTCGTAAGTACAAAGACAACAAGGCGCTTGATGGAGGGTCAAGAATTAAGGTTGAGTCCAAAGTCGATATGAAGCGCAGAACAGGTAAGTCGCCGGACGTTTATGATAGCGCCTGCGTTCTAATTGAGCTTTGCCGTGAGAAACACGGCCTCTCAAGTATTGACAAGCCTGGAAATCACACACCCGGCAAACCAAACCAATTGCAGAAGAGATTCAAGCAGTTGGCTGGCTTGTGGGCTGCTTAGCCGAACGTCTGATGCAGCGAACTTTTTCGCCAAGGCTCAGCCGTCGCTGATCTTTTTGTTCGCTGAATGAATCCGCATCGCAGCGTCTTCGTGGTGTCGCGGTGAGATTTCCGCACCGATGAAGGCACGGCCTGTTCGTTTTGCTGCCACTCCTACTGTCCCGCTTCCGGCGAATGGGTCGCAGACAGTTTCCCCTGGCGCGGAGTAGAGCCGGATGGCCTTTTCCGCCAGCGAGGACGGGAATGGGCATGGGTGATTCACTCGCTCCGGTTGGATGCACCACAGTCCGATTGTCTCTTTTGCCCACCGCTCCACAGTCCAGTCAGGCTTTGCCTTTGGTTGTCCGGGTTTCAGGAATACCAGCACCGGCTCATACGGGTTTCGGATGCTTGGCGTGTGCGGGTGGTTCATCGCGTAGCCGCCAGCGTGCGCGTTCTCCGCTGTCGTCCCCTTGGCCCACATGATTTCATCCCTGAACTCCCATCCAGCCGCCGTGATTGCTTCGCGGTATTTGTCGGGGCGGTATTTCTTTGGACGCTTCCCCCACCACAGCGGGACGTTCCATAGCGCATACGCTCCAGCGCGGCATTCGTCCCACGTCAGCGCGGCCACGTCACGAATCATGCTCCAGTATTCATCCTCCGGCACATCGTCCAGATACCCGTCATAGGGCTTCTTTGCGTTGTAGGGAGGCGAGGTTAGCACCATGTCCCAAGGGCCAGTTCCACGCAGCACTTCACGACAATCGCCAAGAATCAGCGAACAATCGGATGCAGAGAACCGCGCCATCGCGTCTGTTTCGATTTCGAGAGTTTTCATAGGCGCGGATCTCTGATCCGAAGCGTTCTGTGAAGTCCATGCGTCACAATCGGCGACAAGTTGATCTATCTCTGGACCCGTTGGCCAGTCAGACGGTGAGGCATCGGGCGCAACGTCAATCATGGCGCGGGCGCTAGTCACAAGCAGGGAAGCAGCCGTCAATCGACGCTCCAGCCTTTTTGCTAGCCTCTCCAGCATGATTGCCCGTTCAGCATCATAGTATTCCAGCACCTCGTCAGTCAGCGGCGTATCGCTCACATAACCAGCGGCAGGACTCAACCGCTTTTGAGTATTATCTATGTTCATTGGTGTCATTGGTCATTCTCATGGTGGATGGTTAGAAAATCCGTTTCATATTAATATCCAAAAGCCTCAAGCGTGTGCCTGAATGGATTGCCTCGATCAATTCTGTTTTGTTGTTCATTTTTTTAATCAAAATCCGTTCACCTTTGGCATCAACACAACCTCTATCGCTTCTTCTCCAATAAGCTGATCAAGAGTTACTTTATACATCCTTGCTATTTTTAATGCGGCATCCACAGTCAGTTCAAAGCAGTCTTTTTCTAGCTGAGAGCACCAACTGGAAGCACGTCCCATGTGCTCATTCACTGCCTGCTGACTCAAGCAGTTGATCTCTCGGAGGATGCGATAGCGTTGACCTTGCGTGGTTTTTACTTGTATTGGTTTCATATATGGTCATCAATCTTATCACGTTATTTAACGCGATGCAAATTATTTCGTTTTCACTACTTCAACTTTAACGAATGGAAGCATTAGGACACTAATAGTCTTATTCTTCCCAAGTGCGAACGAGTGCGTCACCGCCTTGAATACAGACTTCTTGAGCATCATGACGCCGTGATAGCGAAAGATTGAACCGTTGGTGAGTCGATAGTAGCGGATCATCATATTTTGCTTCCACCAAAAATGGCTTCAATGGTTTTCTTGGTCAGGATCATAACGGGATTGGCTTCAGTATCAGTTGGGAATCCTCTTTCAGGCATAACCCCTCCCACCTCCCCATGCACAAAGCAATGGTTAGGTATGGGAGGGCAACCCGGCAGTCTTGTTTTGATTCGCACTGCCAACTCTAATGATTACTCATTTTGAGCTAGACCCCCACGAAATCCCCCGTTTTGGCGCTACGGGGAGCACATGACGTTCTCACGGCCTGCATGTCGAGCGTTTCATTCCTCTCGGTTTGAGTAGCCTCTTTTGCTGAGTAGGCTAAAAATCAGAACATGAAAAAGCCCGAATACCGGGGTGCAGGCGGTAATTCGGGCTTTTGCTTCGGATTACCGTGGATTGCTCCAGTTGCACCCGAAGCCAGCTTTTTCAAGCTGTGATAACCATAATCCCACTTGCGCCATTCAGTCAAGCGGATATGGTAAAAAATATGGGAACGGACATTTATCTTTATCGAAAAGACCGCCGCTGGCAGAAAGCCTCTAAAGTCATTGAGGTGACGATGACCAGCAACCAGACCGCTTACGCAAGCGTCACTGGTGTTGCGTCAACCAACATTGTTACGGTTACCGGAGCCACCTTAGCCGATGGGCAAATCCTCACGTTGAGCGCCAAAACAGGCGGAAGCGGCGTTTCTCTTGGAGTCGGCTACTACATCATCAATGCCAGTGGAGCGGCTGGACAGCTTTCACTTACTCCAGGAGGCTCTGTTGTTGCACTCGGCACCAACATCACAGCAGGATCAGGCATCGTCAGCCAGCCAGAGCTTAGCGTCTGGTCTAGCGAATATCGCGACATTTTTGGTAATACGACTGATCTGTTCGCGTCAGTAGGGGTGGATAGCCCATCGGGTATTCCTTATGTTGGAGAGAACGCCTTTAATGCTGCCGCTGCCGTAATTCCATCGACTTTTATAGGTGGCGGTACCGCCAGTAATTTAACTCCCAACGGTGGTCTTGCAGTTAACGGAACAAGCGATCTATCAGTAGCCATTTCTGATGAGATCAACCACCATCCGCTTCGTCAAAATTTTCTCAAGAAGTCATTTTGGAAATTCGACCGTGGAGCAAGCTCTATTCCACGCTACCTATATGCTGAGTATATGCAAGGTGACCAGATTCTTGATAACCCTCCCGAAACGGTCTAATGGCTAGCAATTTCCAACTTTTGCCGACTCCGCATGAAGAGGAGTTTATGTTCTCTGTCCGAGTGCCACAGGACTACATCGGGCCTGGATTGGTGTTTCCAGATGGCTCTACGTTGATCTCCGCTCAAAGTGCTGCGCTTGTTGGTAGAAAACCAACATCATTCAAGCAATGTGGTTGGACAGTTGGACGTGAGATGCTTTCAAAGTTTCCTGCTTACGGAGACTACGTTTATCTGAAATCTGGCAAACCTGATGCAGACCATGTTACTTTATTCTTTGGAAGACCAAAGACATCGCTAGAGAGAAGCCGACCTTTCAACGTCTATTACGCCACTCGTCAATACACATGGCCCGCTGTATTGGAAGATCAGTTTGTGAGTAAAGTTGTTGATTTTCCACAGACTGTTAATACCTCAACTGGTGTTAAGCAGACAGATAGGTTGCTACCTCGGTATCGTTATCGCCCACCAGTTCCATACAATAGCGTGGTAAAGATTGAACAATATCTTGCGGACGTGGCATGGAAAGAGTCGGATTTAATTCACGATCAGCCTATACCAACAGATATTGACGCATTCTACATTGGACTCTCAATTAATTTTCAGAGGTGCCTCCATCCACGTTTAGAATTTCCAAATACAGATAGCTCTGAACAGCCAATTTACGGTATTGGAGTTGTTCCAACGCCAATAGGTCGTAGCTTTACGAAGCAAGTATTTCCAGCTACCAACTTTACCGATTGGGCACCGTTTGTTATTCAAGACGATCAAGTTCCAGTGGAAGGTCTTTGGCTGCGTGAAAAAATCACAATTTTCCCACCGCCAACTCCAGACGACACAATCCAATGACAACTATTCAAGGTGTATATCAAAAAGAGTCGGCGAGTCCATTTTCCAATGGGCAATGGACATTTGGAGCAAATGGAATTGGCGTTGATGTGTCTCGCAATACTGGAGCAATGATGATCAATGAGTTGGCTCGCTCAAATGTTAGTGTTCAGGATATTAGCGCCTCTGCTTCTTTGGGTGGAACATTCCAGCCAGTGCAAGTTTGTATTGATGGAGTCACATCGACTATCAATGTTCTAGTAGAAGACTAATATGAAATTAGGTCCGTGCATCAACACTGCTGATTTTGTGGCTGACATCACCGATGTTGGAGATGCTACCGGAACATGGAATGGAGTATCTGGTACTTTTACTGTCCAACTTGCTTCAAATGAACCATGTGGAGGTAGCAGTACTGGATTTCAATCAAGTGTATTAAACCTAACAATTAATGGAAGTGGAACGATTAATGTTACTTTTTCTGGAACTGGTAGCGCATTTTCATATTCATACGTTATAGCATCAGCTTTTTTAAATGGCCCTAGAATCTTAGATTATGAATCCCCAGGTGGAGGAGATAACTCCTGTTCTGGTGGTGCAATGGTTGAAGTTTTCAATGATTCGCCACTTTATGCATGTCAATGCTCAAGTTTGAGGCTAGAGATGTTGTATTTCGATGGACCTGTTGGTGATTGGACCGGAACATTTACTGTCTCAGTATCGTGATTTCCAACTCACAGTTAGAGCTTTGGCTAACAAAGCCAGCAACTAGGGTTGGCATCACTGGATACCAAGAGAGCGAAGACGCTTGGTGCGTAGCTTCCAGTGGAGCGTGGAAATGGGGCGTCAAAGACGATGCTAATATGCCTAGGCTAGCGAATGAAGCTCCAAGCGTCACAGAACGCATTTCTGGCCTCATGGAGCCTACCGCTGTCGAGATCGCTATCAATGGCATCAAAGCGTTTAGTCGCTGGCTGAAGGCAGGATTACCAGTGGTTGATGAGGATGTTTTTCGTCATAGAAGATCAGTTTGCGAGTCTTGTGAATTCTGGAAACCAGATGCACGCGCAGGACTCGGTAAGTGCAATCATAAAGGATGTGGATGCACCAAGCTCAAATGGTGGCTGAAAACAGAGAAATGTCCGGCTGGGAAGTGGATTGCGTAATTTTTTGTTGATCTGTCCTTTTTTGTATGGGATGGTTGGTCACCATATGAAACTGCAAAATATAGAAACTGTAATATCGACCAAAAAAGACTCGATCCTAGCGTTAAAGGAAGCCATCGAAACCGGCATTGAGTCATGGGAAAAGGCTGGCCGCGAAGTTGTGAAGATGCTGGACATCGACAAAATGACGTTGGATGAAATCGCCACATTGGCAGATTCAGACATCATCACTGAGAATGTACTGGCTCAGTTTGAACGCATTGGCAGAAAACAGGTCATGCCTAAATTGCTTGTAATGGACTTTCCGGCATCGCGTTACTTGCAGAAGATGCCAATGAGTGAGCAGGCGCGACTTTTGGACGGATCAGTTGATCTTTTGGTTATTAGAGACAACGGCACAGATACGTTAAATGTCCGCTCTCGCGACCTCACCAAAGATCAATGCAAACAGGTATTCAACAAGGATGGTGTTCGCTCGCTTGGAGCGCAACGCGCTTTTATTGAAGATCGTCGCAAAAAGATTCCGTGTTCAACATCTACGCCATCGTGGCAGATCAAATCTGGCAAAGTGATCTTCAACTCTGCATGTGAGCTTACCCGTCAAGAGCTTGCTGTCATCCTTGCTCAAATGTCATGAATCTACCTGAAAGATTTATTCTGGCATTTCCACACGGTGGAAACAAGTATATTTACTACAATGCCTATTGGGTGGACATGGTTGCAAAAACAATCACTCACACATCAGATGATTATAGTGGGTGCTGCCTTGGTTGCAGAACTGTGTTTTATAATCACTTTGAAAATGCTATAAATCTTACAAAAAACCGAATTAAGGGCAAGCCATCAAGATATGAACGTGAGTTCATTAACAATGGAGTTTATATTGGCACGAGTTGGTTTCACCACCACTTAAATGAAACTAATGCTAATGCAAAAAAGCAGGATCAATCGTGGCCTATTCGTTTTGAGCCATACGCAGCTAATTTTGTTGATGGTGATTTTGCTGGATGGATTCGCAACGAAGAGCTTAATGACATCCATGATAAATTGTATAGGCCATTCTTTGGAAAAGGAGTTACTTATGATGCTCCATTTTCGGAATGGGGTGATTGTGAAAGTATGCTTTTGAGAGCGTTTGAAATTATGGATCACTCTCAAGTGCGATTCAGAATCGACAGGCGAAAAACATCATCGGTCAAAATTAAAAAACTGAAGGATATGTATAAGCCGCTTTTAGATGTGTTGTTACGTAGTCCTTGGGCTGAAAACGACAAACACTCAAAACTAATTGATGCGATATTCCCTCCCAAGTCGCCCAATTCAGTCAAAAAAATACAAGAAGTAATCAAGTCTTCTATTCAAAGGTTTGTTCGCCGTCACCCAACACGAGCAACCTCAAATTTGCTAAAAATGCTGGCGTCTGGCTTCAAGATCGAAAAATCCCCCTTGCCCATCCAGCCATAACGGTTAGAATCGGTGGAGATGTCCACCGGCCTAACAGTTGCGGATGTCAGGTCAATGATTGGCAATGCCATCTTCCCTGGCAATCCTAATTCCGAGCTTTTCCTACCGATTCTCAATCAGGGAGTCGAGAGGATCATCAACTCTGGTTTGTGGAAGAATATGTACGGCCAAGTGGATTATCCGTCCACGACTGGCTACATTACCCTTCCAAGGCGCTACGAGTCAATCGTTGGCGTCACTCGTGTCAACTGGCCCACGATGCCATTCTCGCGCATGCAGGAGTTTATGACTTCTGGCCCTGGCTACATTGACGAGACGACGAGAGATCTTCGCATCATCTTGGATCAAGGCGATGTTTGCACGCAGGAATATCAAGCTGACGCTGGATTGATCCGCCTCACTATCGCTGACGCAAACGATGTTGGTCAAGTGGTGCGACTATATGGTCACGACGCAAACGGCAACACCATTTTCGATGCTAACGGTGTAGAGGGTATCGACCTAACGCTCGCTAATCCAACGGCAACCACTGCTGTCGAAATGTTCGTTACTCAGGTGGTCAAGCCTCTCACTACCGGCAACGTCACGCTATCAGTCGTTGTTTCTGGCACTCCGACTGAGCTTTCTGTCTATGAGCCAAGTGAAACGAATCCTATTTATCGTCGTTACAAGGTTGGCACAATCGAGGCTAGTCCAGACAATAAGCCAGTGCTTCGATGCCTTTGTAAGCGTCGTTTTGTTCGACTCATTCAAGAGACTGATTTGATCTGGCCGGATAACATTGGTGCGCTGAAATTCGCAATGAAGGCTACTCAATTGGAAGACAGTGGAGGAGCTACAGAGTTTCAACAGTCGCAGATTTTCTGGCAGAAGTGCTACGAAGTTCTTAACCAAGGGCTGAAACAAAACCGAGGAGCTATCCGTCCTAAAATGGCGATGGACTGGTCTTTCTCAGCCGGACAAACTCCACAAACTCGATAAATTATGCCACCACCAAATCAACGCAGGTCAGGTCTTGACTCTTTTTATGCTAGGCAGAACTTGCCTGCGGCTTCAACTTTTGAGCGAAATCAAAGCCCAAACAAAGCTGCCGCATTGGCAGACATGCAGCAAAATTACAATGAGTTGCTGCCACCATCTCAGCAGCTTTCTACTCCTGTTGGACGCTCTCGTAACTCTCCAGAGCGAATCGCTGAACGACAGCTTCGCCTTGAATCACGCAAGGTTGACCAAGCTCTTTCTCCATTTGCTCAATCTGATATGCAATCTGAAGGAATCTCTCAGCCTCAAAAGATGGCCCGCAATTCAGTTTTTGGCGCGATGAAGCCACAATTAATCACCATTTACCGCTAAAAAATATGGCTATCACACTCACTGGTGACACGGAATCACCGACATTCAATGCAACGAGCAATCCATACACTGGAAACAGTTATGAATCTTTGGGCGGAGCATCCAGACTCACGCCTAATTTCCAGTCCATTTTTGTTAATACGAGGCCGCAAATCTCAACCGCCGAACAGCTTCTAAAAGCCGCTCGTGAAAAGTTGATGAATGCTGGTGGCGCTGCTCGAATGAAGATGCGTGAGCAGGAGGAACAGGGTGTGCGTTCGTATGTGCCTGCAAATCCAGAAGCGGCAGATTTGGAACTCACAAAGCGCATGCTAGTAGCTGGAAATCTTCCAATGCCATTAGCAACACCAATGCCAACGCAGCTTCGCCAGCGTCCAACAGGAGGAGTCATTGCATCCTATGGCCCGCAAGAGCGTGTTGTTACCAGCCGCTACGGAACTGGAAGCGCAACCGCTCCAACTGGAAAGCCAGCAACATTCGATGGCATGTCAAAAGAGCAGTTCTTCGGTCAAGCTGCTGCCCGCCAAGGAGTGGACAACAAATACGCTCGTGCTGATAAGGCTGTCCTAGAAGCCATGAAGCAAGGTGGAGCAAAAGGAAAAGAGAAGAAAGATTAACCTATGCCAGTCACCGACCTTGCCGACTACCTTGGAATGCCTGCTCAGGCTCCCGCAGACCCGCTTTTTTACCAAAATCAGCGCAATGCTGCATACGCACAAGAGGCAGTGGACTTCAACCAGCGAGTTGCGGCAAGGGAGCAGCTTAATAGGCTTCAGCGCCAAGCGCCAGTTCTACAAGCGCAACAGGCGCAACTTGCCTATGACAACATAGCTAAAGAGGCCAATGACTTGCGAAAGAAGCAGGAGATTGAGTCACAGGTTGAACGTGCGGCAAGCGAGCTAGCTGGCGGCAATCTCAACCCTGAGAGCGATGATTTTGCGGTGAAATATCGCGATCTGGCGACTCGCAATCCCTTGGCATTTAGTGATCCTCGATTCAGCACTGTGGCTGGACTGTATGAAAATCAATACAAGGGCTATCAGCAGGCGAAGCAGCAGAGGGCGGAAGCTGAAGCGAGGGCTGCTCAAGCTCGTATGGAAGCTGAAGCTAGGTCCGCTAAAGAAATTATTGACGCCAGAAATCGAGCAATAGCCTTTGGTGTTCCTCCTGAAAAACTTCCTCGCAATGCGGGCCTGGAGCAAATTGCGATTGAGGAAGGTAAGGTTAAAGTGGCAGGCAAAGGAACTCGTAGTGGAGCGGCTTCCGCAGAGGGCAGTCGATTGAAGACTATCTTGGATGTACGTAAAGACAGGGTTGCTAGATTAGAGAATAGCGATGCCTTTGATGACCGAGACCCAAATTACATCAAGGCTGTAAACGACTTAATCAAGTCGGAGGATGATTTGATCTTATTTAATCAAACCGGAGGAGTTCCATCCGCACCAGCTACTCAGCAGCCATCTGCTCCAAGGGCTATATCTGTTAATCCTGCGGGCGCTCGTTTTTCACCAGAATCACTACTTCCACAGGATTCACTTTCGGCTTTGGTGGCAAACAAATCTCTGCCGCTTGCTTCTACGATCAAGGCTCCCACAAATACGGTTGAAGCATACGAATCTCTACCCAAAAAGACAGAGGATGACTTTGTTAAATTTGCAGGAAAAGAAGATGTTGATCCAGCATTTAGGCGCAAAGTTATTGATGACTTGAAGAAGTTTGTATCAAAACCAGTTCCTCAAGCTGAAAAAGGCGGAAGCCTGGAAGAGGTTGAGTCGCGAGAGGTGAGGCTGGCTGATACGTTGAAGCGGGCAGAAGAAGCCGCTGCTATCGCGGATGAAAACAATCTCTATCGAGAGGCGTGGACTAAATCGAAGGCTAAAATTGATGAAGCCCTTTCAACCATGGCTGAAGCGTCTGGATACACGCCAGAACAAATAGCCACTTCGATTCGGTCTGGCGGCGTTGGCGGCGTTCGTTTCAAGATCGACGGAAAAAGGCTGACCCCGAAAGAGTGGCTAGAATCCTTGGTTGGCGGTAAATTCTACGAGCCAGCCACGCCGTTCAAGCAGTGGGCAAATACTTCAACTGGCGGTCAAATGGCTGGAAAACTTGCAGCCGAGCCGTGGGCTAATGTTTTTGAGTCGTATATGGAGGAAAAAACGAAGCCAGTTGCAAGCGTGCCTCAAACGGTTAATGTTGCCCCTGTTGTCATGGAACCCGGTCAAGTAATGACTGTTCCTGGCGGCGGAACCATTACTCGGAATAAGTGACATGCCTTCATACAACTACACTGACCCACAAGGACAATCGTTTACTCTTGATGTTAATGAAGAATTACAGCCCGATCAAGTTTATCAACGTTTTGTTGATGCTGGTGTAGCACAAGCTCAAACTCCACAGGCAACAACTGATGCTGGCTATCTTTCCCAACTTGGCAGTGCATTAAGCATCGGTGGAAGGCAGATGGCATCGGGTGTCAAGGGCACCTTCAATGCTATTACTGGCGATGTTGAAGACACGGCTCAGGCAATGGCGCAAATGGGAGCTTTGCAGCAAGAACAACAGGCAAATCAATCCGCAGAAGATATTGCTCTCAATAGAGCATTTGCTCAAAACAAGGAAGAATATGACCGCGCCAGAGGGATTCTTCCAACAATTGGTGCTTTAGGTGGCTATGTTGGTAGCATTGCATCACAGCCGGGTGCCGCATTTAAGCAGGCTATTCAATCCGCTCCAAATGCGATTATTGGCGCTGGAACGGGACTTGCTGGCTACGCATTAGGTGGCCTTCTTGGTGCCGGTGCTGGCATCGAAACTGGTCCTGGCGCTGTCTTGACGGGCATTGCTGGCGCTGCTGCTGGTGGAGCTATATCGAACTCATTGATGGAGGCTGGTCCGGCTATTTATGACATCTTGAATGAGCGCACCAATGGCGCTGCATCAAGCATGACAGCCGATCAGATCACTCAAGTTTTACAGCAGAATCCCGATATTATGTCGGAAGGCTTGAAGACCGGAGCAATTCGAGGCTCGGTTATTGGCGCTATCGAAGGTCTTGGCATGAAGGGGGCTGGAAGGTTGATGAGCATTCCAGAAAGAGCGGCAGCACGCGCTGCTCAAAAGACTCTCATTGGAGCAGGTGTTGACGTTGCATCCAAGGAAGCTGTGGAGAGCGCCCTTCTTGATCCAGCACTTAAAAACGCTGTTTCTCTCGCCGCCAAAACAGCTAAGGATAGTTTCTCAACTGCTGGAAACATGGCTCGTTTGGCAGGAGCATCGGGTATTGAAATCGGAGCATCTGGCGCTGGTGAAGTTGGTGCTCAATTGGCTACCGGACAAGAAATTGATCCTACTGCGGCAGTTCAGGAAATGATGGGAGAAGTTGGTCTTTCCATACCTGTTGCTGTTGTTGCAAAAGGATTGGAATTGGCAAGAACTCCAAGCCAAGTCATCCCCAAAGAGCTAGTCGTAAAAGCTAACGAAACATCTCCAGATGTTTCAAGCTCAACTGCTGCTTTCGTGGAGCTTAATGAAAATCTTCGCAAGACTCAAGTTGAAGGCGCTGCTGATAAAGCCGCTCAAATGCTGGCTCAGGAACAAGCTGCCCAAGCTCAAGCTGCCGCAGAACGCCAAGCACAATTGCAAGCGCCCACTCCAGAGCAACCGCTTGCACAAGAACAGGGAGCGCCTGTTGAGTTGCCAGTTCCAACTGTTGCTCCTACCGTAGAAACACCTTCCGTTAAAGACCTTGTGGATGCAGGCATGCCTCAAGCCAAAGCAGCCGCAGAACGCCAAGCGCAATTGGCAGCGCCCGCCCCCAAACGCCCTTTGACGGACCTTACCGACGAAGAGCTTGAACAGCGGATTCAAGACTCAAGCCGCTTAGCTAATGAAACCGCTGTGGAGGGGAGTCCAGACGCTGCTTTCTTTACCAACGCCGCTGAAAAGTATCGTGCCGAGAAAGCCCGAAGGGTCGCGGCTACTACGCAGGCGGCAACACCCGCCCCCACTGCCGAAACTCTTGGTGTCACAGCGCCACCAGCCCCGACGCTGGAAACTCCCGAAGGCGCGGCACGCAACGCCGACATGCTCCGTCAAGCCCAAGCCCGTTTGGCTGGCACCGAGCAAGGCCCGCGCATCGGCTTTCTCCAACCTTCAGAAGTTGCCCCCGCAACCGAAGCCCCACCAATCACTCCGCAAGGAGCAGCGCCGACGCCCGCTACCGAAGGCACGGTCATGCCGGGAGGCAGCGCCATGGAGCGGGATGTGACGAAGCCGGTCACTCAAGAGCAAGTACAGGGAAGGATTCAGGAGCTACTAAGAGCACCAACGGCATCGACTAAAAAACCAGCAGTTTCATTCAAAACCAAAACGGAAGAGAGTGCTTTTGCACGCGGTTTTCAAGCTGCTACCGAAAAACAAGGTG